CCACAATTATTGGCACAGGCAATGTCTAACTTTACTAAAAATAGTCCAGGTCATATGGCGCCTCAAATTGTTACAGAACAACCTTCTGAATTAGATAAAATAAAAGAAGAATTTAGACACTTCAAAGAAATGGTCATTAAACAAATGGCGTCTATTGGCGGTGGCGGTGAAGTGAATTTATTAAACTTAGATGATGTAGATACAAGCTCAATAGGAAACGGTAAAGTATTATCTTACAATTCATCTACAAATAAATTAGAGTTTACTACTTCAAGTAGTGGTGCTTCTAATCTTGTAGATTTATCAGATGTGGATGATTCAGGTCTGGCTGATGATACTATAATGGTGTATAATTCATCCACAGGTAAATTTGAATTTACTACAAATGTGGATGGAGGCACCGTTACTTAATGCCATTATCCATAAAACTCAAAAAATTTACTACAGCCTCAGATATACCAACGACATCAGAAATTGCTGATGGCGAAACAGCCGTAAATACTACCGATAAAAAAATCTATACAAGAGTAGGTAGTGATATAATTGAAGTGGCAAATGCTTCAAGTGGTGGTGGTACATTTACAATCGTTGATGATTCTTCATCAACCGTTACATTAAATTTAGATACTGATTCACTTACATTTACAGGTGGAGAAGGTATTGATACATCAATTTCAGGTGATGTCCTAACAATAGCAGCTGAAGACGCTAGCACTTCCAATAAGGGTGTAGCAAGTTTTAGTAGTGATAATTTTGCCGTATCAAGTGGTGCAGTTACTATCAAAAATGGTGGTGTTGCAAATGCTGAATTAGCAAACTCAACAGTTTCTTTTGGTGGTGTTGAATTAAGTCTAGGTGGTTCTGATTCAACACCAGCTTTTGATTTGTCTGACGGTACAAATTATCCTACTAGTTCTTTATCAGGCACAATTACAAATGCTCAATTAGCAGGTTCAATTGCAAACAGTAAACTTTCAAATTCAGGATTTACACTTGTAGATGATTCATCAACATCAACAACAATATCATTAGGTGAAACTTTAAAAATTCAAGGAACTTCTAATGAGGTAGATACTTCTGTAAGTGGTGATACCATAACAATTGGGTTACCAAATAATGTAACTATTGCAGGTAATTTAACTGTAAGTGGAACTACGACAACGATAGACACCACAAATACAGTAGTAAGTGATAAACTATTAGAATTAGCAAATGGTGTTACAGGTACTCCTTCTGGTGATACTGGCATTGTAATTGAAAGAGGAGATTCTAATAATGCATTTATAGGTTTTGATGAGAGCGCAGATAAATTTATTGTTGGTACAGGAACTTTTACAGGCGCCTCTACAGGAGATTTATCTATCACAACAGGTACACTTGTTGCAAACTTAGAGGCTACAACTGCTACATTAGGTGGTAGTGATATTATTTCTACTGATAACACTAAAACTTTAACTAACAAAACCATTAATAGTGCTAGTAATACAATAACAATTACAGAATCTAACATATCAGATTTAGGTTCTTATTTAGAAAATGTGAGTGAAGATACATCACCTCAATTAGGTGGTAATTTAGATTTAAATTCAAATAATATTACAGGCACAGGCAATATATCTACGACAGGAACTTTAAGTTTAACTACTACTACAACAGGCGATAGTTTTTTAATTACAACAACTGAAAATTCTAGTAGTGCAGCTCCTGTAGTAACATTAAAAAGAAATTCATCATCACCAGCAGACGCTGATTATCTAGGTCAAATAAAATTTAAAGGTGAAAATGATAATGACCAAGAAGTAAATTATGCAAAAATTTCTGGTAAAATAGATGACGCCTCTGATGGTAATGAAAGAGGTTTAATTGAAATAGCTATGATTACAGGTGGTTCACAAGAAATTGTTGCAAGATTTAAACATGATGGATTATTTTTAAATACAGGTAATACACTTAGATTTGAGGGTGATGGTGCAGACGCTCACGAATTAACACTAAAGGCGGCTGATAGTTTAGACGCTGATAGAACAGCTACTTTACCAAATGCAACAGGTACAATAGCACTAGAGGGTACTGTTACATCTGGTTCTACAAGTATTACATCAAATTTAGGGTCTAGAACCTTTGAAACTGAAAGTCTAGATACGCCTGTAGGATTTATAACAATCAGTATCGGTGGCACTAATTATAAATTGCCTTACTACTCCGTATGATTATAAATAGTAGAAATAGAGGAATTTAAGATGGCAAATCCAAACACAAGAGAAACATTAAAACAATATGCTCTTAGAGCATTAGGGAAACCAGTCATTGAAATCAATGTTGATGATGACCAGCTTGAAGATAGACTAGATGAATCATTGCAGTATTTTTCACAATATCACGGAGATGGTATTCGTAGAACATATTTAAAATACAAACTAACATCCGATGATAAGACTAGACTAAAAAACGCAACCAGGAGTACGGAATCAGCCACGGATTTGTCTGAAAGTGATGTTACTACTACATTCTTTGAACAAGACAATTATCTAGTCATGCCGAGTACGGTGATAAGTGTTGTCAATATTTTCCCATTTTCAGATAAAGGTAATCTTAACTTATTTGATGTAAGATACCAATTAAGATTAAACGATTTATATGACTTTTCATCAACATCAATTATTAACTATGATATAGTTTTAAGACATTTAGATTTTCTAGACCACATTTTAGTTGGTGAAAAACCAATTAGATATCAACAACACGATAATAGATTATATGTTGATATGGATTGGGCAAACGATTTATCAGAAGATGAATATTTAATTATTGAGTGTTATCGTAAATTAGACCCAGCTACATATTCGGATGTCTTTAATGATTTATGGTTAAAAAGATATGTTACTCAAAAATTTAAGCAACAATGGGGTGCTAACTTATCTAAATTTGCTGGTGTTACTATGATTGGTGGTGTATCACTAAACGGTATGGAAATTATGCAACAAGCTCAAACTGAACTTGAAAATTTAGAAAGAGAAATACGAATGAATTGGGAGGAACCTCCTCACCTAATTAGAGGGTAACTAATATGCCTGTTAATCATTACTTTCAAGGTGGCGACGGCATAGGTTCATCAGAAGAAAAGAAACTCTTTGAAAACTTAATACTAGAGGGTCTAAAAATCTATGGACATGATGTCTACTATTTACCTAGAACATTAGTTAACCGAGATTTAATTCTTGGCGAAGATGTTGCAAGTAAATTTAACGCAGCTTATCTGTGTGAAATGTACATGGATACAACCGAAGGTTTTGGTGGCGAACAAGAATTAATATCTAAATTTGGTTTAGAAATAAGAGAAGATTCTACCTTTACAGTTTCTAAACGAAGATGGAATGATTTAGTAGAAGACCCTGCTACGCTAATTAAAAATGATAGACCTAACGAGGGTGATTTAATTTATTTCCCTCTAATGAATAGTTTTTTTGAAATTCAATTTGTTGAAGACCAAGAACCATTCTTTCAATTAGGAAACTTACCTGTTTACAAACTAAGAGTAACTAGATTTGAATACTCATCTGAGAGATTAGATACTGGCGTTTCTGATATAGACGCCGCTGAGGACAAATACTCACTTGATATGTTAAATCATCAAATGACACTTGAAGCTGAAGAAGGTTCATTGTTATTAGAAAATGATAGTGCAAGTGGTGAAAGTAATTACTTCTTACTTGAAACATACGAAATACAAACTCAATCACCTTACGCTGATAATATAGATTTAGATAATGAGGCAGGTTTTGATACAGCGTCTGTAAGTGATGACATACTAGACTTTACTGAAAGAAATCCATTTGGTGAAGTAGACTTTGGTGGATAAAAATGTTTGGTAGATATTCATATAATCAGACTTTAAGAAAAATGACTATTGCGTTTGGTCAAATTTTTAATAATATACAAATTAAAAGGAAAGATTCAAGCGACAATGTTATACAAACACTTAAAGTGCCATTAGCGTATGCACCAAAAGAAAAGTTTTTAACAAGATTAGATGGACAAGCAAGTTTAAATGATAGAGAATTTGCAGTAACTTTACCTAGATTAGGTTTTGAAATAACAGGTCTATCTTATGACGGTTCTAGAAAATTAACAAGGGTACAAAAATATAGAACAGCAAAACAAAATATAGATGGCAAGGTTTTAAATTTTAATTATACTCCTGTGCCATATAATATTAATTATAGTTTATATGCATTTACAGCTACTGCTGAAGGTGGTCTACAAATCGTAGAACAAATTGTTCCGTTTTTTCAACCTGATTATACTGTAACTGTAAATATTATACCAGATTTAGATATAAAACGAGATGTACCAATTGTATTAAATAGTATCAATTACGAAGATAGTTATGATGGTAGTTTTACTACAAGAAGAGCTGTAATTTATACAATGAATTTTACAGCAAAAACATATCTATTTGGTCCAGACCAAACTCAAAAAACTATCAAAACTGTGCAAGTTGATATGTACTCTG